CTTCATTCCATCACCGCCAGCCAGGATGACAATGAGTAGTGGGGTACCAAAGAGCTCTACTGAAGCTATGCCCGATGGGCGTATGACCAAAATCATCTCGACGGTGGGAGTGCCAAAGGCTTCTGCCGAGGCGATACCACTAAGTATGAGCTTCAAGTTTAGCTTAGCCGTGCAAAGGGCTTCACTGGTAACTATGCCTGATGGGGTGACAAACACGTTCAGTTTGGGCAGCCCAAATAATTCCTCAGATGATATACCAGTGGGGGCTACAATTACCCCACCGGGGGTTACTATTGGAGTGCCAAATTGCTCTCCCGAGGCGATACCAGTGACCAGAATGGGTCCGGCAATTATGGGGGCGCCAAAGGCTTCTGCCGAGGGCATGGCTGAGGGGTAGATTGTTAAACCGCTAATAACTATGGGAGTACCGAAGGCTTCGGCTGAGGCTATACCAGTGAGTATGAGCTTCAGGTTCAACTTGGCTGAACCGAATGCCTCTAACGAACCTATAGCTGTGGGGAGGACGCTTACTGCACCAGGCACCACAGTGAGCGCTCCGAAGGCTTCGGCTGAGGCTATACCAGTTGGCTGTAATAACTTGGATGCCGTAAACTCTACTTGTGAACCATATCCATAACCTGCTGAGTTATAAGCATAAGCCTTCACATAGTAGTGCTGTCCTGGAGTAAGCCCCGTCATTGGGCGGGTGAAAGCACCAGTGCCGAAAGAACCTGTTTCCTCTGACTTACTATCGGCTACAGTGGGATTACCACCTGTATTCCAGCAAACACCTCGCTTGGTGCAATTCTCCCCGCCTGTAGCAGTGATATTGCCGTGCCCTGTGGCTGTGGTAGGCTGTATGTCGGTTACGGCTTGAGTGGTAACTGTGGGGGCTATAACTTCAACTTCCCAGAAGTCAACATCGCAGATGCGCAAGTCGGCGGTAGGCCCTCTGTTATAAAGCCTAATCCGAAGTGCTGTTACTGAGTATGTGCCACCAAGAGGTTTCTCCATCCAACCATAGTCGGTAGAAATCCCTTGATATACGTGATGCCAATCACTATCATAATAAACATCAAGGTCTATATTTGCGACCCAATCCCCTGACCCTACATACACTTGCACCTTATTGCAGTCAAGAGCTGCGTGAGTTAGTTCAAGAAAACCTGTCCATTCATTGAGAGGAACATCAGATGACTGAGCCCAGTTTCCAGTATTCCCATTATAAGCCTTAGCCTCATCATCCCAATCGTTACTAGGGTCATTATGTCCAGTCGGACTTACCCATCCCATTTAGCTACTCCTATAGACTATCAGTATCAAATTCCAGCCAGCCCCAATCATCAAAGTGCTGACGGACTGCACTATCCCTCTGCATCTGAACCTTTACTCTGTCAACCAAAGCTAGGATTTCAGCTTTGAGTGCGTTCTTAACTGCGGCTTTACTCATACCAGTTATATCCACTCTAATCCCATAAGTGGGTAAGTCAGGATACTCTACGGAGCTAATGCCAAGTTGTAGAATATCTCTCTCCTCACCAGTGGGATTGCCCTCAGCGTCAAAGACCGTCTCTTTGAAGTGATGGATTTGGTTACGCTGTATTCTTACTAGCATAAATTGCCTCCGCTATTTAGTCTTGCCTACTTTCTCTCCCGACTCTACCGCTTTCGGTTTAAGGACTTGCGGTGCAGGCTTTTTCGTGTCTTCCTTCTCCGACATATCTCCCCCTATAGCTTGAAGATTTTATTAGCCCCGCTATCCCACTGAATGGTGATGTCGCCGCCATTTGGAGTTACCGGTAATCCAGTGGCAATGTCAATGTAGGCAATTAGACGGGAAGTGGACTCTGTGCCAGTGTGCTTATAGATGACGATTGCCTCACAGGTGTCTCCAGTTACCGATGATAGTGTTACATCGGCAGCGTCAGCTACGCCATCGGTAACTGTTTTGCTGGTAAGGGCGCCACTGGTAGCCACCCTGGCATCGCCGGGGACATCATCCAGGTTATCGTGCGTTGCCAGGTCAACCGTGTAGTCAGCGGTATCAATCAGGATGCACCTTATATCGTCGGTATCCCAGTCGATATTCCCGTCAAGGAATCCCTCTCTTCCCTTATTGTATAGTGCGTTTGCCATTTGTGCCTCCTTATAGAGATTGCTTCGCCTTCGGCTGGCAAAGACATTGTGGGGGTGATTTCAGGCTCACCCCCAAGCCTTCTAAATTAATCCTGAACTCCGATTAAAGCGGCTGCCTTAATGGAGCTAAATAGAGCCAGGGAAACATACCACTTAATCCTAGTTCTAGTGGCATCCTTATCCTCCAGTGAGCCGATAGGCTCCACTTGCAGGTGACCAGGGCTGGTTAAGCCACAGAGGGCTCCCTCGCCAAACTGAATGGCATAGATAGTGGAGCAAGTGCCACCGGTGGTAGCCGTCTCGAGGCTATCAACCAGGGTGTGGGTATCCAGGATCCAGTCATTGACGCCAATAGGGATGCCATCCCATAACTGGATAAAGTTACCCCAGGTATCCCGGTCGGTATCCATCATCGCCCCGGCAGCCCTGACTAGGGCGTTAATCTTCCGGCGACTGCGGCGGCTCATAAGCAGCATATCCGGCTTACCACCCTTTATGGCATCAATAAGCTCATCCAGCTTATTCAGGGTTAGGGTGGCTCCGGTAGCTCCCATGGCAATCACCTGGTCGCTGGCAGTAGCGGTATCAATAAGCTCCCTCAAGCCATCAAACTGCTTAGGGTTGGCGGTAGCATCACCATATATAAAGGTCTCCTCAAACTTACGCCTGAGCGCCTTAGCCTTAAGCTCAACCACGGCTGCCTCTAAGTCCTGAATATTAGAGCGGGTCGCCTTGAGGAAGTTATCGACATCGGCATCACCGCCCATAATCTTCAGGGTAGCCGTTATCTGCTCAAAGGTCGGTGTGGATTCAGTCCAGGTATCGCCCACATCATAGAAGTCAATGGTAGGCAAAGTTTTTTCCTGATTATAGGTTAAGCCATTCCCCACAATTTCAATGAAGGGGAGCCGCTGCACTATGGGTGAGTCTTTAACGATGGTTTCCACCACCCCTTGAAGTAGGATATCATTTGACAGCTTAGATGCCTCTTCTAATGTTAAAGCCATTACTTTTTACCTCCTATTGCATATTGGATTTTCTCTCGTGGAGACAGGGCTGATAAGTCAAAGGGTGCCCTCTGTGGAGCTCCTGCCGGAACCTTAGTCACTGCCATTTCAGCCTCCAGCCCCTGCCTTACCCGACTAATAAGGGTTTGGGCATCTTCCAGAGACCGGTTAATAGCTTCAATAGTGTCCCCGGTAATCAGCTCCTCAGGCACCCCCGGATTTGACTTAACTACCAAAGCCTTGTAGCTGGTTACCGCCTGAGACAGGGCATTACTAGTCTCAGTCACAGTCTGCTCCAGCTCAATAATGCGGGCATTAGCTTTAGCTAGCTCCTCGTCTTTCTGAGCTACCAAGGTCTCAAGCTCAGCAACCCTGGCTCTGGCTTGCTCTAGCTCCTCCCTGGTCAGGTCTTGGGTTGGCTCACTCTCAGGATTTCCCGAAAATCCTGATTCTTGGGGTAAATTATCATCTGGCAATTTTCATCCTCCTTTCCGTTTGCCACGCTACGCTCGCAATGATATTATTCCTCAACTGGTGGGTTCCCAGAAAAATCTTCGATTTTTCTGGGTGTTTGAACGCCTTCTGCCTGGGAGTCTTTAGCCCTCTCTCTCGCTCCGCTCCTGGTAGACCTGGCATTAAGCTCTTTATTCATCCTGAGAATAGCCTCCCGCTCCTCAAGCCACTGATTAAACTCCATTTCAGGCTCTTTAATACCAATCTCATCCATAGCCCTACGCCTTGAGTGAATTCCGGTCTGAACCAATATCTGCTCATTAGAAACTAGCCTCACCATATCCTGAGGTAGCACTGGTGCCCACACTACCCGTAGGTGGTTATCACCAAAGCTCTCACCCTGATACTTCTCCAACAGCTTAAGAATCATCTGGTTTCTCCGGTTATAGGTAGCGGTTCTGATAACCCTCTTTCGCCTCACCTTCTGTTGTAGCGAGTGAAGCTCAATCTCCATAGCTACCCCCGATAAATCCCTCTCTGTCCCACCAAAGGCAGCCCGGGGCGATTCCGATATATCGTGCAGGGTTCTATACAGCAAATTGATATAATCTATATGGAGACTGACGCCACCTCCCTGCAAGAGGTCAAGCAAATAGGCTTTAGCATCCTCAGGTATATTCCACACCGCCCCCGGCTTAATGGCAATATCCTCTGATTCCTCCACATTCTCCAGGACAGCAATAGGGTTGCCTGATAGCTCCAGTATCCTTGATAGTTGCGACATTGCCCGATTAAGCTCCCGCTGCGACTCCATAATCTGGGGCAAATCAGATATGCCCCAGAATTTCTTTGGCTCTCTCAGGTTGGGATATATAATAAAGGGGATAAAGCCATAGGGATTGGGCTTCTTCTCCACCAGGGCATTATCCAGGTAAAGCTCAAACTCCTGAGCCATCCATAGTTCAACAACAGTAGTTGTCTTTCCTTTAGGCTTCACTCCATACAAGAGCTCAGTTTCCTCGGCTGATAGGCTATATTTAGAGGCGACTCTCCACACCCGAGAAGTATCATCCCCTAACCACCAGGCATAGATACCTTGAATATCGGGGGCAGTAACCCTGACCTGCTTGGTCTCAGCATCCCAGATGACCTTATAGCAGGCATCACCGAGGATAGCGCAATCAATTTCCGTTTCAAAGTCAAGCTGCTCCAGATTATTAGCCTCATACACCTGGTATAAGGCTTCTTCTGCTTTCTGGGCTCTGGCTCTAGCCTCTGCTGAGTCCTCCACAGCATCAGCAACAAAGTTAACGCCAGACATTAGATATGAGGTAATCTTATCTATGAATACCTTAGCGTAGTTAAAGGTCAGACGCTTCTCCCCCCTGACTGCTCTCCCCTCCCAGTGCCGACCATGGTAGAGATCAAGGAACTCCTTATAACCCCTGATTCTATCCATATCCATGCGGGCTAACTGATTGATGACAGAAATGCTATCATGTCCAGAAGCTTCATTCATTTTTAGTCCCCTCTTTTCTTATCTTCCCTTTGAAGAGATGAGTTTGATAAACAGTTCTTTAATACCCTCTGCACTGTTCTCTGGCTTACGCCAAACATCAATGCCAGCTCCTTTACTGCCTTACCCTCAGTAGTGAACAGCCTTGCCATCTCCCTGTCTCGCGCCTGCTTCAGCCAGCGCTGCTTGCCCCCAGGTTGGTCATAAATGCACCTTGGGAACGGGCAGTTAAGGCAGGAATCAGCAAACTCACAACCCCCATCCCGATAGTGGCAATACTCCGGTGGCAAATCCAATTCAGTTGGTGGGTCACCATAATCTTTAATTTCTCCCGGTGTCGTATTAGCTTGCTCTGACTCCATAGCTTGCCTGTTAGAACTATATACCGCCAGAATAGCACATATGTTCTACTACAGTCAACAATATTTTGTCATTATTTTTAAACCCCTTGACATTGACTTTGACCTGGAGCTATGCTATAAAAGGGTAAGCTCAAACTAAAGAGTTTTTAGAGGGGCGACACCCCTCTCATCCAAATAGTTGCCCCTTATAAGGGGGATAAAAAGGAGGGTTATTTTAATGAAATACAATAAAATCTTTCGCACTCTGGTTTTAGCCATTGTTCTTTCCCTGCTGGTAATGGCCATACCAGCCACACCAGCCCTAGCGGCGGAGTCTCTTAGTGTCAGTCCCAGCAGAGGTGAAATCGGCGATGAGATTGATGTTTCGGGCTCTGGTTATGACCCCGGGGATAGAGTCTATATCTACTTCTCCAGCGAGGAAGCCGATAAGGGCGACTATATTGACGATGACCTTGATGCCTATGAGAAGGTGGCGACAACCTACGCTGGTGGGTCGGGTGACGCGGACGAGGGAGACATTGATACCGATTTCGATGTGCCTGATGAGCTGACCGATGGCTCGGTGGATGAAGATGTGACTGGTGGCGAATACTTTGTCTATGCTACTTATACCAGCGAGGGTAAGATAGAAGCCATTGACGAGTTTACCGTGAGAGCCATTGAGCTAGACCCTGAACAGGGTAATGTTGGTGATGAGATAGAAATTAGTGGCATCGGTTTTAGGGACGATAGAAGCATTAGCGTTGAATACGATGGTAAAGATATTGACATAGCCAGTGGCGATGAGGAAACCGATGACGACGGCGAATTTGAACTCACCATTATCATCCCCCCGAGCACTGCTGGTGACCACGACATAAGTGTTAAGGCTTATTATGAGGCTGAGGCTGAGTTTACCGTTGAGCCAGGAATAACCATAAGCCCAACATCAGGATCAATCAGTGATACGGTAACTGTTAATGGCACCGGCTTTAGCAAGACGAAGGATGTTACCATCTACTTTAATAATGTTATTATGACCCTGACCAGCGGAACGGCTAAGACTGATAGAGATGGCAGTTTTGACAATCTTAAGTTTGATGTGCCAGAAATAGCCGCCGGTCGCTATGATGTAAAAGCAAAGGATACGGCTAATAAGACAGACACAACAGTGTTCACCATAATTCGCACTGCTACAATCAACCCGACAAGAGGCAATGTCGGCACCGAGCTTACCGTTAGCGGTACCGGCTTCATACCCGGTGGAACGGCTACCGTTAAGTATGATGGCACTCAAGTAGCTACAGCTACCATTGGCACTGATGGGGCTTTTTCAGCTACCTTCAATGCCCCGGCTAGCACCAGCGGAGCCCATACTGTAACCGTCAGTGATGGCACCCCCGAAGAAACCCTTACCTTTACTATGGAGTCAACACCACCATCAACCGTGTATCCACTACTACCACTCATGGATAGTACGCTCAAGGGATGGAAATTTGACTGGTGTGGGGATGCCGATGACCCCACCATTGAGGTTACTGACGACAGCCTTCCTGTAACCTATACCCTGCAGATTGCTTCCGATATTGATTTCACTACTATAGTATTACAGAAGACGGGCTTAACCGATTCAGAATACACCGTCACTACTAAAGAAGAAAAGGATGCGCTGAAGCCAAGCACTAAGCAAGCCCCCTACTACTGGCATTTAAAAGCTATAGATGCTGCCTCCAATGAGACGGACTGGACCGGCACCGGGACATTCTATGTTGGTTTTACCTGGCCTAATTGGGCTACGTATACCCTAATCGGGCTTGGTGGCTTGCTGCTTCTAGCCTTGAGCTTCTGGCTGGGCAGGAAAACCGCCTACTATGGATGAGGTTTTAGGTAACCTCACCCCCTACCCCCCTCTCCTTGATAAGGAGAGGGGGAATTTCATTATAAAAGAGGGGCTAACGCCCCTCTTAAACACCCATCGGAGGAAATTCTACACGACAAGCATCCGCATCTTAGGATAAGAAGTCCGGACGCTTTATTGCCCATTTTCGACTATAGATATCCTCCCACTTATCAAATGCCACAAAAATTATCCAGTTTGACGGTTTGCCTGAACAAAAG